CCCTCTGCTGGTCGGAAGGCTCGAAGCGGCGCTGAAAGAGGCGGTGAGGTGAGATATGGCGGGCTCTGCACTCCTTGAGGTTCAGAAGGCCGTGTACTCGAAGCTGACCGGCGACGCGACGCTCATAGCAAAGGTCACCGGAGTCTTCGATGCGGTACCGGACGATCAGGCGTTCCCTTATATCGCGATCGGGGACGAGACGGAGACGGGCTTCAGCGCGTTCTCGAAGATCGGGAAGGAAGTCATTCTTACATTGCACCTCTGGTCTCAGTATCAGGGATTCAAGCAGGCGGACGAGATCCTCGTGAGGGTCAACGAGCTGCTCGACGGCGCGGCGCTGACCGTGACCGGCTATGCTTCCACCGCGATGCAGTTCGTTTCGAGCGAGCACCTGCGCGACCCTGATGGGATCACCAGGCACGTGGTCGCGCGGTTCCGCTGCTTCGTCAGGGAGTCTTGACGGCAGCGGAACGATAACTCGTTTCTATCAGTGCGCAGGTGCCCTCATTCATGCCGCCGGACCTGCGAGCCCTCCGCATGCAGCTCGAATCGATAAGGAGCAGCGCCGACGCCGCCTTGGCGATGATGGGCGGGGTCGAAGAGAAGGAGCAGCGGAGGGTGGGGCCGTGCGAGCATAAGGACCTGAAGGACATATCGTCGTTCGGGCGGAAGCGCTTCCTCTGCAAGGACTGCGGGGAGATCGTCGAGGAGCGGCCCGCTTGCCCGGACCTCGATCATACGGCGGAGGCTGATGACTGATGCCGGCCCATATTCTCAAGGACTGTCATTTCTACCTTGACGGCTACGATCTGTCGGGGGACCACAACGAGCACAAGCTCAATTATTCGTGCAATCTCATTGAGTCGACGCCGTTCAACGCCGACACCAAGCGCCGGACGCCGGGGCTGAAAGATGTCTCGTCGAGTCATGCCGGCTTCTCGGAGGCCGGCGCCGGCAAAGTGGACGAGGTTTTGTTCAATCGGATCGGGGCTGCGGAGAAGGTCGCCTCGATATATCCGACGGCGATGTCCCTCGGGGATATCGGCTTTGGGTATAAGGCCGTCCATGCAAAACTCGGTCACGGCGCGAAGATCGGGGAGTTGTGGAAGTTCTCGGTCGACGCGGAAGGCACCGGGACGCTCGTCCGTCAGACCTTGATGGATCAGGGAGCGAAGACGGTCAGCGGCAACGGCGCCGCGAGGAATCTCGGCGCCGTGTCCTCGTCGCAGAAGGTCTACGCAGTCGCCCACGTGACCGCCGTGGCCGGGACGACCCCGACGCTCGCCCTCACGATCGAGAGCGACGATGCCGAAGCATTCACCACCCCTACTACCAGGCTCACTTTCGCCCAGTTCGCCGAGATCGGTGCGCAGTTGATCAGCGCCGCCGGTCCCACCACCGATACGTGGTGGAGGGCGAAGTGGGTGATAGCAGGCACCGGCCCCAGCTTTACGATAGTGGTCGGGGTCGGGATACAATAGAGGAGGTCAAACAACAATGCCGGTTGAGGTATTGACGGATGCGAGGGTCGAGATAAACTCCGTGGTGCTGAGCGATCATGCGAACGATGTGAAAATCAACTACAGCGCTGAGATCAAGGAGAAGACGGCCTTCGGCGAGACGACGAAGTCGAAACTGCCCGGAGTCAAAGACTGGAGCGTTGATATAACCTTTCTGCAGGACTTCGACGCGACCAAGGTCGACGCGACGCTGTTCCCCTTGGTGGGTGCTGCGGCATTCCCTGTGAAGGTACGCCGGACGTCGGCAGCCATAAGCGCTACCAACCCGGAGTTCCAGGGGAGCGCGCTCGTCGCGAGCTACCCGCCCATCAGCGGAAAGCATGGCGACCCGCACACGATCAGCGTTAAGCTGGAAGGCACCGGGACCCTCACGAGAGCAGTTGCGTAGGGGTGACGGAATGGAAGACGCGAAGAGGTTCGAGCCGAAGCGCCTCAGGGACGAAGCGAGGCAGGAACGGGTCGTGCAGGACAAGGTACTCGGAGAGATCCGCTATCGGCCGCTGACGGTCAGGCAAGGCCGGGAGCTGCTCAAGATCGCGGACGACTACGAACGGGGCATGGAGATGCTCTTCCTCAAGCTGAAACCCTGCTACCCCGACCTGACGAAGGAAGAAATCTACGACTGGGAGGATGGGCTGGCGGGGAAGCTCGTCAAGCTCATCACGGACGACGAGGGTTTTCGGCTCAATCCGAGCTCATCGGGGCATCCGTCCCTGAACAGTGGCGCGGGCGTGTAGCGCGGGAGTTCGGATACGAGCTGGAATATATCGATTCGCTGTCCGAGCCCGACTTCTACTGGCTGGTCGGGTGGCTCATGTGGAACGATGAGATGGAGCGAGAGGCGATAGAGAGAGAACGGATGAGGTGAGGGCGATCGGAGCGGAACTTGAGGTACGGATCACGGCCGAGGATAACGCGAGCGCCAGCATTCAGGCCGTCGGCAGGAACGCTCAGGAGACGGGGAAGAGCATCGAGGGGATGGGCAGCAAGGCCGAAGACACAGGCCGAAAGGTCACTTCGTCCGCGAAAGATGCAGCGGTAGGATTCTCCGGCATGGCAACGGCAGGGTTCGCCCTATACAGCAGCCTCGACCGCGTGCAGGACATGCAGGTCGCCGTCGACCGCGCGAACTACATGGTAAAGGTCTCGACCAACGCGGTCGAGGAAGCTCAGGAGGATTACAACAAAGCGGTCGAGAAGTACGGAGCTGATTCGCCCGAAGCGCAGAAAGCTGCGGAGAATCTGGCGCTCGCTCAGGAAAAGCTTCAGATCGCGACCGACCGTGCCAAGATGACCCAGGACAATCAGAACGAGGCGATGGTAGCTGCGACTTTGACGGTCGTCCCGGCCATGATAACGATGGTCGCGAACGCTCACAAGACCTTCGAAAGTTTTGCTGGGCTCAGGACCTCATTCACTTCGCGAGTTGGGGATATGACTGCATCCTTGAAGGCGAACGCCGGCGCCTGGACTTCTGTAATGCTCGCGATGGGTGGGATCGGCCTGCTCATTGGAGCGTTCACCTCGTCCTCGATAGAACTTCGCGTTGCGTTGGCGGCCCTCGGGGCGGTCCTCATCGTCCTCGCGATCAGGCAGTGGGCGCTGAACTCCGCGACAGCGGCGGGCATAATCCTTTCATCATTCGGCCTCATGACCTGGGTTGTCATCGGCGCAATCGCGGCAGCCGCGATGGTGGCAGCGGCTGCGCTGACGTACAAGCCGGCGGCGAAGGGGGGCATATTCACCAAACCGACGCTCGCGTTGATAGGTGAAGCCGGACCGGAAGCGGTCATCCCCCTCGCGGCCGGAGGGATGGTGGCCGGCCCGACGTCTAGATTCATCGCCGGCGGAACGACGAACTACTATGAAAATCACTTTCACATCGTTGCCAGCGATCCCGACGTCGTCATGAACAAGGTCGTCAGGGAGTTCCGGAGACGCGTGGGGGCGGGACTATAGACCCGACTTTCAGCGTGGGAGCGAGTGCGGACGATTGCTACGTTTTTTGGAGCGGCACTGCGTGGTCAATAAGCTTGACAGACGCGAATCAGCGCATAGGATACTATTCGGCCACTTCTTACAAGAGAGGAGGCGGAATGCGGTTCCAGGGTGTCACGATTCCCCAAGGAGCGACGATAACCGCCGCATACTTCACCCTCGTCGCCGTTTCTCCTTGGACCGGAACAACTCCCAAATCGAGAATTACCGGAGAAAATGTCGACAATGCCGCCGCATGGAGCACTCTAGCCGATTATCAGGCCCGTAGGGGAACGGTCGTCGGCGGGGCTAACAACGACCATCTGACCGCTGCCCAGGTCAATTGGGATGATATACCTGCATGGTCAGCAGGGACTGCCTATAATAGTCCTTCCATCGTTTCGATAATTCAGGAGATAGTAAATAGACCAGGCTGGGCAAGCGGCAATGCACTGGCTCTCTGGTGGGACGACCACGATGACAGAACTTCGCATGTAGCCGACAGCGCCCAATCCGGAGCTTCTTGGGACCATGCCACTTATAACCCGCCAACACTGACCGTTGAATACACCGTTGGGGGCCTAGGTTTCGTGCTGTCGATCGCTGGGACCGATCGCACCGCCTATTTCCAGATCAACTCTCTCTCAATCGGCGACGAA